ACTTTGACGATTGATAGCAAAATAATACCAACCAGCAGTAATGCTTTGTGAAATTGTAATTGTGTAATCAGTTGGAGCAGCAGCCGTAACGCTTACTGTTCCAGCATCAAAAACAAGAGTTGTCGGCTTTCCTGTTGTTGAACTGACATTGTATAAACCAAGTCTAACATTTCCTGTTGTTGTGTAAACTGCGGCTCTGAAACCAATTCTATCTGCTGTAAAAGTCGGCAAAAATACTGGAATGTAATAAGTAGTGCTTGTTGTCGGAGTAAGTTGTGTCTGAGTTCCACTTTGTGAATTTCTTATGTAATAAGTTGCAGTTTCCTGAGTTAAAACTGGCTCATAAGCAGGACTATTTGCCCATACTGGCAACCCGCCTGAAACTGTGAGGACTTGTGAAGTTGAACCGATACCCAAGCGAGCAGGAGTATTTGCTCCGCTTGCGTAGATAACATCGCCTGTTGTTGTTAATAATGAATCAGGGATTTGTGCATCGATCTGTGTCTTAAGCGTGGAGTCAATAGCAGAACCGAGAGTTCGAATTGCACTGGCTCCATCTTTTACATAATTACTGTCATCAGGGGTGGTCCACCCATAATTCGTAGTGCTTGCCATTCTTGCTCCTTTTATCAGGCTACTATTGTAGCGTCAATCCACTTGAGGGTTGGGACGAGAGTTGACCAGGTTTCAGCAGCTCCGACATCAGTCCACTTCATGTATTGGATACTGAACGCCACTGGTGAGAGGTTAAGTGTTATTGAGAGTTTGTTGAATCCAGCATTAAATGACCATCCTTCAACAAAACCTTCAAATGCTCCACCTGCTAGGTTTGCAGGTAAATCTGTAATCTGTACAGGCAATCCCATAAATGCGCCAATGAGCGCATCACGATCAGAATCATCGATTTCAGAATTTGTCAGTTCAAAGGTAATTGACTTGAACAGGCTTTGAGGATTAGCGCGCAACGCTAAATAGAACGCTGCTTGAGAAGCTGCATCTGCACCGTTTTCCAATGAGGTTGCAATGTTTTGAGCCTGTTGACCATAAAGTGCAATCGATGTGTCATTTTGAGCAGTAGTAGTTGCATTGGCTTTATAGGTAATCGTTACTTTGTTTCGGATGTCACCAATTCTGCGAGATGTGGCAATTCCTCGGGCAAGGGCATCATTGGCTGAAAGTTGAGTAAATCCATTAGCTGCAAGGTATTGACTGCGGTGAGTCGAATCAGCATAACAAATGCGACCCTGAGCATCCTCATAGATGTAACCAAGTCCTGACACGGCAAGGTCAGCAAGTAGTGAATAAACATCTGTAACGCTAGATGAACGAGATGTCAGTTCATAATCGCCTGGACGATCAATTTCCCCAAGTCCAACATTTTGAGCATTTGTCCAGGTTTCATTTGCAGGGGTATAAGTTGACCAGGTAAGGGATGGAGCAACCTCACTCCAGGAGTTTCTAAATACAGGTTCGAGGATTGTATAAACCTGATCACCATCAAAGGCTTTGGATAAAACGCCATCAGTCAGGATTTTGGGAAGTTTGGATAATGCTCCAAGTGCGGTGATTTTGAAAGATTGAACAATTCCGAGCGACCCAGCCCTGGCAACGCTTTGGTCAATGTCTGTGACGAATCCACCAAAGATTGAAGTGAATGTGCCACTGGAGTTTTTAACCTCTAGCGTAAATGAATCATTGACATCGATGCTGAAATCAGCCCCATTGGTATTGACCAGTTCAAGTGTGCAATAGCCTGCAACAGGTTGAGCATAAATGTCTGTTCGCCCTGATGCCATTGAAAGGTTTGCAATGGTTACTGATGTGAATTCATCCCCATTGATTGTGACTCGCCAAACAGGACTCCATGCGGTCATACGCTAAATCCAGCCGCTCCCAATGTACCTCGAGATGTTGATTGATTAAGAATGTCAACAATCTGTCGAGCAGTTGATTCTGAATCGATTGCGCCATTGACTGTGATGTTGTAGTTATTTCCAAGACTTGCTGAACCAAAATTGCGACTACTGCTTGAAACATTTGGAATTGATGTCATGCCTGTTGAATTGACTGATGCTCCACCGAAACCAAATAATCCACCAAAGAATCCACCAACGGCGCTACCAGCATCCTTGATGCTTTGAATGATTGACTTTATCTTTTGATAAATTTTATCTAACTTATCAACAAAATTTGCAAAGATTGTAATAAGTCCTGAGATGATTGATCCTAAAACCTTGAACGCTCCACCAAGAACTTCACCAACAACAGGCGCAAGGGTCTTGAAAATAAATGAGCCAACGTTTTTCATGAGTTCAAAGAATGGCTCTAATTTGTCTTTATTCTCAACAATGGCTTTGGCAACCTTGCTGAACATGTTTCCTAGTCCCTCGATGATTGGAGAAACGGTTTTGATGATTCCAGGAATAACAACAGTGGTCATGTATTCCCACCATTGCATTACAACTGGAATAACATAAATTTTAATAAAATCGACGATTTGTCTAAATGCAGGACCTAGATTTTGACCAATCTTGTTGGACATGTCTGTAATCATTGGAATTGCTTTGTCCACAAATAAACTGACCATTGGAGTAATTGCATCTAAAACATACGATCCAACAGTTTCCTTACCCTCAGCAAATGCAACTTTCAAACGCTCCATTTTGCCAGCAAATGTGTCTGCCTGTTCTGCAGCCTGACCGCCAAATGTTTTAGCCAATGCTTTAGTGATGTCATCCATTGACATTGTTTTTAATTGAGCGGCTGATAGTCCAATGCCAAGTTTGCCAAGTCCAGCAGTATTGCCCTCCAGGGCTTTACCCAATGCGTTGGAAACTGCCTCAAGCGACTTTCCACTTCCTGCGGATACATCCAATGCAAGTTGTTGGTATTTCAATGCACTAGTGGAATCCTTTGTGGCTCTGACTAACCTCTCAAAACTCGGACGGAGTTCATCGTCGGTTTTGCCTGTCAGTAAAGATGTTTTCAGAATTTGCGCTTCTACTGCTGCAACCTGTTTATCAGTTGCTCCAGTAACATTCTTTAATGTCGCAGCTAGTTTTGCTTGAGCCTTTTCATCCTCGATGGCTGACTTAACTCCATCAACTAACAGTTTGCCAGCATAGGCGGCGGCTGCGGCACCTGCTGCTGCAAATGCTAATCCAGCAGCTTTACCAAAGCCACCAATTTTGTCACCAAATGATTTAGTTTGTGCTTCACCTTGATTTAACCCTTTAGTGAAATTATCAATGTCAGCAAGGAGTTTGAGGGTTAATGCTCTAGAACCGTTTGCCATTATCCCCACTCTTTCAGGATGCGATCAAATGATGCAGTCCACTCGCTAACAATGCGAGGTTGAATTCTCCTAAGTGTTGGATAAATAAACCAACCTCTTGAGCCTCTACCCTCACGCCCTGACCAAACAGGGAATTGCTTAAACTTATTTGAACCAAATTCAGAACCGCCCCAAATGTCTTTGGTAGTTGCTCCACCTGAAAACTTTTGAGCGGCAAAACCGTAAGTAATCTCGCCAATCTTTGAGGACTTTTTAACCTTTGAACCTTCGGCGATACGACCTGCAACGGCTCGAGTATTCAAACCGTTAGCAGTGCCGATCACCTCTTGTCGAGCAAATTCCGCGAGTGCTCCTGACTGCCTTTTGGCTTCCTCAGTAGCTGCTTCATCCATACCTTTTAAGGCTTTGAAAAGGGCAGACAATTCCGACTTATCAAGTGCGACTTTGTCATCTGCCATTATTCCTCTCCTCTAAGATTTCGATTGCGGTTAAAACATCCTCAGCAGATTCCCACTCCCTCATCGGGATTTGTGTGGCAATCGCCAATTCCACTAGGAGTCGGCTTACGCTTCCTCTTGCATGGCTTTTGGGCTATCAGTACCTACTTCGACATCCGCAACTGACTCCATCCAAACATCAAGTGTTTTAGTTGGCTTGCCACCTGCTTCACGCCTCATTGCGCTATGAGCAACAAATAAGATGTCCCACATTCCACCAAAGTCTGAAATAACCTTTTTAGTTGCCATTTCCCATTTAGCGTAATCGGGAGGTCTTACCTGGTAGGTATCCTCCGACCCGTCGTTGTATTTAATTGTGATCAGTTGTTGCATTGTGTGCTCCCGTTTCTACTGATTATGAGAAAGTTTCTGCAACTTCTCCACGTGCGACTTTCCAAGTAAAGTCAACTGTTTGTGCATCTGTTCCTGAACCACCTGCTGTTGGATAGTCCAACAATACAGGGAAAACAAATACTGCTCCTGTTGCTGCAGTCAATGTCACTGAAACTTCTGCATTTGGATTTGTGTCAAGCGCAGTCCAAATTGCTTCACAAACTGATGATGTTTTGCCCCAGTCAGCAAGTAATGAAAGGGCAAATGAACCCTCAACATTTGTCACTTTGTAGGCTTCGCCATCAAGTGTTTGAAAAGTTTCGCGAGTAACTGTCTTTGTGAGAACTGCTGATGTCGCTTGTGCTTCGATGTCTGTTCCACCTGTGAACGACAAAGAAATGTCGCGACCTGTTATTACTGTCGTTGCCATTTGATTTCCTTAGGTTGTTTGTGTGTAGTAAGTGGAAACTCGGACATCGGACACCAAAACATTTGATGGACCGACTTGAGTAACTGTAGGTTTTTCAACCGCCTCGATCGTGTACCCAACAGGGATGACG